GTAGCATTAGGAAAATCAGTTGCAGTTAATTCAACTTCATTCAATCTTCTTAATGTATCATTTACTAATGTAAGGTAGGTTGTTGTCATATCTCACCCAAATTAAAGAAGGGGGTAGCCCCTATAAAGAACTACCCCACAATACTTTATTATGCTAAAGCATCTCTTGCAGCAGCGGCTGGATATGATCCATTCGCAGTACAATCAATAAGTAATGCATATACTCTTGCTACACCTACGGCAGCAGCAGCACCTGCTAACTTTAAATCAATCGTATCTTCAGTACCGACTAGTTGAAGATAAGTTGAAGCAGCGTTAGTAATTATTAGATTGGTTTGTCCATTAGTACCTGCGACACCAAAAGTCCCAGCAGCACTAGTCATATCAAAACCATCTACCATGTCATCACCAGCAGCAAAGTCTAAGTCTCCTACAACACTAGCAGTAAACGGAGTTACTATTTGAAGACCAGCGTTAAAGACTATAGTGCCTACAGGGATTGTTAGCATCTGAAAGATGTCCCCATCAGCAATACTATTACCAGCAGTAATTAATTTAGGAATATCCAGATATGCTTCAATCTGGTAAAAAGGGTTATTCCCAAAGTGCGCTGGTAAAGTACCATCAGAGTTTGCACCTACACCTGCTGTAGATGATGCAGTAAGATCAAAAGTAGCCATTGTCTATTCTCCCTTAACCTGCAATATTATAGTGAGCGCGAACTAGTGCTTCTGGACGAAGAACCTTGCGACCATATAAATGCATACCACGAACAATATCAGCAAAGCTATCGTTATCTCGGTATGTCTCTACCTTCTCTACTTGAGAAGCTGTAGCAACAGCAGAATCATGTCCACCTACAATAACACCGAAGTGCGCACTTGCACCGTTAGTATCAATTGTAGCTGGTCCTGTACCTTTAGAAGGTAAGTTGTTTGACATATAAACTCTGAATCCACGAACCATGCCAGAGACAATACGACCATTACGTAGGATGTCTTGATTACCCGAAGCAAAATCGTTGTTCAATAGTTTAGAGTTTTCGTCATTTAGTTGCTCTGCGAATACTGGATCTATAACAACCCAACGTCCATCACGGTCAACATTTTGTTGGTCGAGTAAACGAGCCATACGGTTTAGAACTTCTAATGGAGTTGCTTCACCAGTAGAACCGTCTGGATGTGTTGCAATTGAATCAGTAGCAGCACCACCAGAAACAAAGCTGTTTCTAGCAATTAACATGGACGCTAACAAACCGTTAGCTGCTGCTCCTGCAATAGGATCAGTACCTGCTTTATCAGCGGCTACTCTTGCAGTTCCAGCAACAGAACCAATTGTGGCCTGTTTGAAACCTGATAAGTAACCTAACACTTCCATGTCAAATTGATCTTTAAGACGATAACCAGCACGATCACTAGCCATTGACTCGAAGTTTACATGAGAATGAGCCTCTTCAATATCGTCAATTTTAAAAGCAAAGTAGTTAGCTTTATCAACGACTAGAGTAAAGTCATCATCTTCTAGGTCTTGTGGTTGTACTTGAGTACCACGAGAATATTCTTGAACCGTTATTTCAGGCTCTTTAATGATACGCACTGTATCACCAAAATTAGATATTTCACCAAAGTAATCACTGTTGGTAATATCTTCACATATACTAGTTTTACGAAAAGCTGATTGTACCTTCTTGCTGTAAATTACAGGTGAGAAGTTACCATTAGGTAGATTTCCGTAACCAGTTGCAGTCTTAAAAGCCATTTGGTTTTCTCCTTTCGGCTATAATACGAAACGAACCAACTTTGACAGTTTCAAGGCTACATCTTTAGGGTTAAGGTAAATCCTGGCCTAACGAGTGTAGGTAGTTGATACTTTTAGAAGTTAGCATGAGTAGGAGGTAGTCTATAAAAGAGGCTCCTAAAAGAAACTAGCTATTGTTATTATGTTAATAGCTAGTTTTATAATTGTACCAAGTATAACATATTTAATTTAACTTGTCAAGCACTTTATCTAGCACCACCTGTTAAATCGTACACAAATGTACCATTTTTTATTGATGCTGAGATTTTTTCTTCATGTTTATCCCATTCTTGACCGGTTAGACTCTGCACCTTAGATTCAGACCATACATTTTTATCTACGGTTGTAGGTTCTTCAGCACGTTTAGTATTTGATACTGATCTAGCCGCATCTTTTGTGGCGTTGGTTTTTTTATCACCTCTTTTAGTTTCTAATTTATATAAGTCAATTGCTTTGGATGCTGCTAAATGATCCGTATCATTTTCATATAGGGCTGATTGTATCCACTTAGGTTGTATCCCAACCCAATCGTGAAAAGCTTGATCTGCTCTTATATCTTCAAAATCAGGATGAAGTTTTTCTAACTCATTCTCTGCTTTTTCAACCTTAACCTTAGTTTGCATTTCATCCACGTAACGTAGTTTTTCGTCTACATCCTTACGTGCTTCTACTGCTTTTTTAGTAGCGATAGTTTCTACTATCTTTGCTACATCAGGATATTTTTTAGCCCATTCTTCTAATTCATCGTCGGTCTTAGGTAATTTAACTTGTTTCTTTGTTAAACCTTCAATCTGAAATTTTAATTGACGTAGCTCATCAGTATGTTGTTCTTGAGTCTTCTGTTGATGTCTGCGTAAATCACCATATCTTTTTTTAAATGTTTCTTCTTCTGGGTGTAAGGTTTGAACTTCTTCCTCTTTGGCTTCCTCACCATTTCTTGCAGATTCTAGTTCTTCAATTTCTTTTTCTTCTTCTTCTATTGTGGATCTTTTGTACTTCATTGGTGCCGTTTGTACTTTTGTTACTATTGCTTCCATTTTTACTTTACTTTCTTTTGGGGGCATCTAGTAGCTTTTCATCATGAAAAGGGTAGAAGGTAGCCCTGATTAACTATGTTTAATTTACATAGCCTACGCCTTCGACGTATGTGTTGCTTCCCATTAACGATCTTGGAAGCGTTTTTCTAGGAGCACTATTGTATCCATCTCCTTTAGTGTCCATTTGATTTAATGCATGTGTTAATACTGTAGGATCTGCTGCCCCATCCAAATCTAAATATTTAATTGCTTCTTTATATGTATCTGAATATTCCTTGTTATCATAAATAGTTTGAGGATCGGCTTTGACTAGCTTTTCTATTTGACTGGGTGCGTTGCTTTGTCTCTCATAACCTCCTGTAGGGTCGTCATACCCAAAATCGTCTATCATATTAAAAAATACTGACTTTAACATATCTCTATTTGTTGAACCCTCAGGAATATCCGTGTCTTTTACTCCGTCCTTAAATAACTTGCGTTTAGTAGATAATGCATGTAAGCTGGAGCCATTACCAACACCGGCACCTCCGTAATTATTGCCAAGCTGGTCGTGTTGAAAGTCATACATCATTGATGTCCAATTTGTCGCATCTGCTCCACTCATCCGTAGTATTGTTTCTAGTTCAGAATCGTTAAATTTTGGGTTTTCGGGGGACCCTGCGTTTAAATCAGGTACTACTAGTTCTCGTTTTTCCTTTTTAGTTTTTTGTTTAGAGTCTAATATTTGTTCCCCTTTATCGCCGTAGTTATACAGGGATGCATCAAACTCTGGCGTGTCATTAAATGTTCCAGCTTTTATTTGTTCGTATGTTCTAGGTTTTTCTATTGTGTCTTTTATTTGATTTACTGCGCTTTGAGTAAGATTGCCTCCTACTTGACCTACACCAGCAATATTATAATTTACACCATTATCAGCGTTTACTGCACCTCCAACAGCATAACTTTTGCGATTCATAAGTCCACCTGTTGCAATTTCAGCATCACCCATATCTGCTGATTCTGCTGCTGCCTCTGCTGCCTCTGCTTCTGCTTCTTTTTCTGCTGCTGCTGTTGCTTGGCTAGTTGCGTCATCGTCCATACCAATTGCTGCTTCTTTTTCTGCTGCTGCTGCTGCTTCATCCATATCATTCTGGGATACTTCTGCTGCTTCGGACATTTGATCTTTATCTTTTTGAGCTGCTTCCATATCAGCTACATCTTGACCAAATTGATCGTGGTCTGAGTCTAATGAGCTAAGTTTTATGTAGTCATTTAAAAAATATGGACTCATTATTGCCAAAGGGTCGCCATCTATAGAATATTTAATTAACCCTAAGTCTTTATCATATGTTTCAACCATTTCTTTATTATCATTACGTTGAGTAGCAATTGTGTCTCGTAAATTACTTATATTAATATCTCTATTTATTTCTACGTTTCTATTTATTTCCCCACCTGATGCAAATCCTGGAGGACACATTAAACCATCATCAGGTTTACTAGCAATAATCATAGTACCTTTCATCATATCTTCTTTAGGTTCAATGAAAGTCATCTCGTCATCGTCATTTTCAGGTTTACCATCCTCATCAACATTTTGAATAATACCTAGATCTTCCATTTGTTGAATCTCGTGTAAGACCCCTTTATGCATATCTGTGATACGCTCTAACCCTATATATCTAACTACATTAGCAGGTAATACGTATTCACCCTCAGATAACATAGCAGGTATATCATCAGCTACTTCTTCTGGTGTAGCTCCTGGAGGAGGATCAGCTTTATCATTTTCTTTATTATCATCAACAAAGTTTGCTTCTACTTCACCACCACGTCGTAAATTTTGATAATCCTGATCTGATGATAGTTCAGCATCTAATTCATCTGCCTCAAATACTTCATCACTATCATCAGAATTAAAATCAATAAGACCGGAAAAGAAATTTGAAACAATATTGTCACCTGTTTGCTGAGTTTCTAGCCGATCCCCCATAGCATCTGATAATAGTTCAGCATCTAATTCATCTGCCTCAAATACTTCATCTTCTAACATTTTATTAGTTTGTTCCGTCGTAGTTAAAGGTAAAGGTTTCAGTGTTGCAGTCCCTTCAAAACCTTCCTCACCCGTTTCTTTTGTTATTACTCTTTGTTTCATAGACTCTTCTTTTATTTTAGTATCTATGTCTGGTTTGTTTAATTTATAAAAGTCTTTTGCCGCTTTTGTGTCTCCAGGTTCAACATCTGCCATATCTAAACCATATTTAGTAACATCATTAGGTGTTGGAATAATTCCTAGCATAGTAGTTAATTTTGCTATTCTGTTATCTAACCCCTTATGTGGTGCTTTATTGTTTAATCTTCTAGATTCTCGTATTACAGAATACAACGTATCTTCAGTTTTATCTATTTTATACTTAGTGGCTGCTTCTACTAAATCTTTATAAACTAAACCAGTATTATACATAGCATCAATAGCTAGCACTTTAAGACTAACTGGTAAATTTTTATATCTCTCGCCTAATGTTTTATCTCCCTCATCTAAAGTACCCTCAAGGTCATTAACTATGCTATCATCTTCCGATAATTTTTTGTGAATGTTGCTTGATATTTTATTAGCTACTATTTCTGCTTCACCTTCTTTCAAATTATTTAAATCAAGACCTACTTCCTTAGCAGCAGCTATATTTCTTTTAGTAGCTTCTGGATGCTTTTCTGCATCATTTACTATTCCATGAGATAAAGTATTAATCTTTTTTAAATCTGGGTGAGTTGTAACACCTTCTAGGATAGGTAGAGTTTTTGTATGTAAGTCTACTGCTGTAACCATGTCAAGTTCCTTTTAATATTGTTTGTACTTCTAAACGCATACTCTTTAATTTTTTAAGCATTGCGATAGCACCTTGCGCTCTATATAATTCTACCTCATCCTCACTCTG